ACAAAGTCTTCAACGCCTTGTAATACTTTACCAGTAGTACGAGTTAATGCACCGCCAGCCTTACCAATCTCCATTAGATCAGCAAAGTATTTATCATTTGCTGCTAAGGATCTATAGTTAGCTAGTGCCTCATCTGTTACTGCTTTATTGTCATTTAAAAATGGAAGCATACCTGAACCGTCAGGAGCAGCAAATAGTTTAAACTCATCAACTGCTGATAGTTTACCGCGCTCTGCTTCTAAAGCATCAGAAATGTATGCTCTTTGTAAACGTAAATCATCTAGGGCCTTCGGATCGCCAAGTGATGAACGAAGAATAAGTGCCGTTTCATCTATATCTACTGAATCACCTAATAGGTGTGCGAGTAATCCTGGGTTAGATGAAGACTTAACCATAGGATGAGATAAAGCATAGGTAGAGTTGTTATCTGTAAAATCTTTTAATATTTTAGTAAAACGATTATCTACGCCATATTGTGCTTTAGTAATTTCTTCTGCTGCTTGAGCAACCATATCAGCATTTTTTAATTTACCAACACCAAGTGTACTTGCTTTAGCGGCTTGTATACCTTTAGCGGCACCAATAGTAAGATCGCCAAATATTTGTGTAAAAAAATCAATAGTTCCTGAACCTGCTTTACCCCAAGCGCTATTCTTAAATGCTGCTTCGCGTTCTCTTGGGTCATAAATATTAAATTGTGGATCATAAGACATTCTACCTGCTGCAATACCGCCACCAACAACTGCTTGACCAAGAGATATTTCTTGAGCACCCTTATATGCTTTCTTCCAAGCATTAGGATCAAAGAAGTTAAACAGTCCACCCTCTACATCTCCCATTACAAGTTGGTAGGTAGTGAATGGTTCTCTAATTACTTCTTGATTTGCTTTATATAAAAACTCACCAGCAGCAGCAACACCTGGTACTTTGTAAATTGCACCACCAGCAGAAGCAAATGGTTTAACTACATTTTCAGTTGCTTCACTTGCTGCAGTTTTAAAAGGTTTAATAAATCCATTGTATTCATCATCATCATTCCAAGGAGCAGTTCCTATATCCCAAGCAAAACGAGCTGGAGCAGTTACTAATCCTGCTACCTCTCCGCCAAATTTAAAAGCATTTTTAGCAGTAGTAGATGCTACATCACCGATTCTGTTCCATACACTCACAACTGATCCCTTAATTGTCTAATAGCTTTACGAGTCTCTGGTGAGGTATTAGGAAGATCTGAAACATAAGCAAGTACTGGCATATAAGATGCAATAGATGCTCTAAAATTTGTATCATCTGGTTGGCGCATAGCAAGTGCTTCTGATCCTGCGCCATCACCCATATCAATACCATTGGTAACTGGTTCATTTGGGCGTTCTGTTGGAGCGAATAATGGAGTAACTGGTGCTTGCGCTACCGAATTAGCAGGTCTTCCACCTACATCATCTGCTACACCACGAGTCTTTGATTTAGGCGCTGCTGTATTAAGTGCAGCAGTCTCGCCGCCCTCTCCGTATGATGTTGAACCAAAACTCATATCTGTTCTCTTGGAGAATTTACCTGGGCCTGATGCGCCAGCTAATGGACCTCTTGCCATTATTCCTCCCTTAAAGTTTCTAAATCTTGCGAAAATTGTTGCCAAACTTTTTCTTCTTGGCTTTTCTGAGTTGAATGATAGATAGCTAATTGGTGTAGATCATCTGCAAGTGCTTCTACCACTGATGTTAAATTTAAAAAGAATCCTGATGCTATTACTAAATAATCGGACAGTCGTACTGGGCGATTAAGATTGTTATCGTTATTCACCCAGTACTCCCGTCTTTAAAATAATTACGCCTTTGTTCCTTTGCGACCTGCTGGTGTGTAACCGAACTCAACTTTTCCACCTGCTGGCTTAGAAGTATCCTTCTTGCCTTCAACTGGCTTTGCCATTGGTGCTGCTGCTCTTGATCCCTTATTCATTATTCACCTCCCTTGTTATGCTGCTCCGCCAATAGAGGCGAGTAGTTGTGCGATATCAGGTCTAGGTCCAGCAGCAGGGGCCTCTCCGCTTTGTTGTTGTTCAGTTGGCTGCGAGGCAGGAACGGGGGCCGTTCCTACTGCTGGAATACTAGCTTGTTCTGGAAGTGCCGGTGCTGCTGGTGCTACTGGCTGTGGTTCTGGTGCAAATGCTTTTTCTATAATGTTTTCTAGTTGGAAACCTTTTTGTCTACCTTGGATTACTTCAGCAATTCTTGTAATGACTTGAGATGGGTCTTGACCTTGGGCAGCAAGTGCGGGAATAGTTTGTGCATACTGAGCAACAGCAACGCGAAGAGAATCACGCATTTCTTCAATGTCAACTCTTTGCTCTTCTTGCGTAACATTTAACTCCATTGGTATTTCTCGGCGGACATAATCTCTTGACACTAACTTATCGCTACGCATTTGTAGTAATGCAATGATGGCACGGTTAGGATCCATACCAGACATAATGCCGTAACGTACATCTACGCCATACTCGCCTTTAATATCACGAGATGGTGTGTACTTCATTGTATAAGGTGTACCGTCATCGGTTCCCTTGATAGTCTTGGTCATATTACCAAAGACAACCTCATCTACTTCAAAACAAAGTGATGTTAACTCTTGGAATAATCTAGCGAACTGCGCTTGTGCTGCTTTAACTTGTGTATCAAAGCCAGCTTGTAATGCTTGAACTCCACGACCTGTAACAACAGAGGCATCAATATTACCTGAACGAGATTCAGGGTAACGAGAACCTAATCTTAACTCACGCTCAAGGACCCCAGACTCTGTAAATACTCCTGCTGGTAGTTCTAGTGGAACTCTACGAATACCTTGTGGGTTAGCAGAACGCATAATTGCATCTGGTCCTAGTGCTAACTCCTGTACATCTTGTGGAATAGCAATAGGTGCTTGAATAGATTTCTCTGCTGCTTGGATCTGTAATACTGCAAAGCGAGCACGGGCTAATTGAACGGATAGAACATCATCAAATTGTCCACGAGCTTCACCATCTAAAGATGAACGAAGTGCAACTCTTGCTAAACACTTACCGACTGGGTTAGGTGTATTAGATAGAACTAGGTTATTACGTTCTGGTATAAAAATTAAATCTTGATCTTTATCGTGGTATCTAACGATAGATAGATAAGGGGATGCGTAAGCATAAACACTCTTACCAATTATCTGATCGTAAAACTCAGGATACTGGGATGCGATACTTTCAGCATCGGATGCGATGATCTGTGATATAGATAGGCAACGACCAAATCTATCTACCTCAGGGTATACACCAAAAGGATTTAATAAACGGATACGAGGATTGTTTGTCTCATAATCCATTTCAATCATTGCTGGTAATAGACCGTAGGTATTAAAGTAATCAGCACCGGTATACATTTGGATCTGTAGATCAGATGATGAGATGTAGTAGTTTGCAATGCGAGTTCTAGTATCAGCAGCACGGCGTTGGGCATCAGATACCATATTAACTGCTGCACAGTTAAATGATGGTAGTGGTGCCATTACCTCTGCTAGATCACGGGCAGCTACATCTACAAAGTTTGCAACTAAAGGCTTTGGGTAATCCTCTGAGAACATAGCTGGATATACTTTTGATATATCACCTTGGCGCACAGAAAGAACATCGCGCATACGCTGGTCTCTGGCTGCATAGCGGTTCTTCAACCGATCTATCTTTGAGACTACCTCTTTAGTTGATAACAATTAATTACCTTTATTCTTATTACGTTGTCTTACGGAATCTGCCGCAGCAATTACTGCTGCTGTCTTGTAGACATTCTTCTTAATTACTTCTTTACCAATGATTGGAGCTGCTGCTTTTCTTGCTCTGTCTGCACCAGCAACAATTGACTTAGTACGTCTTGTATCTTGAGCTTTGAGTGAACCTAAACGTTGATTTTCAGTAAGTGGTTTTTTGGTATACTTAACAGACTCTGCTGCTTTACTAGTACTACGACCAGATTTTGATGTGGTAGTTACTTTGCCCTGTACTTTATTAGATACTGTTTTGCCTTTTGAGGATGGCATTTTTGGAGCCTTTTTAGATTCAGCAATTTTCTTACCAACATTTTGTCCTACTTTAGTTGCTCCCTTAGAGCCTGCTTTTTTAGCTAATTCTCTTGCTGCTATTCTTGCTGCAACACCTGCTGCTATAATTGGTAATGCCATTTTAACTCCTTAGATAAACGTGCGTTCCTTCTCAGCAAATAGTTCGTCTAGATTAACGACTGTTCTCTTGCCCTGTTCATACTTTGATAGGAATGGATTTTTAAGATGGTGTGTCTGGTACTTACCATAGTTGAGCATCTCTCTTGCTCTGATCTCACAGAACCAAAGAGCCATTACCATATCTGTCTTACCCTTAGTCGTAGGAGACCAAGTAATTAACTGCTCTATTAGAGCCTTAATGTTTTCAGTTTGATCTGAAGGTAAATGTATTAGGTTATCTCTATGGTGCTTGCCATCAAATTGCTTAGTACCAAATAAGGTAGCCATAGATGCAACACCGAAACCTGCATCCCATTTGTTATTACCAGTATGGTGTTCTTTAAACTGTACACCTTTAGATGCTAAGTGCATCTTGATACCTTCATCTTGTGTTAAGAAAGACTGAAATGCGTTCTTCTCTACTATCCACTCACTGGGACCATACAAGGATGTCCAGTCAAATATTAAATTTCTAATAGCAGCAGGGCTAGGCCTAGTAATCTTAATAGCATCTACGATATAGCGTTTGTTGGTAGCTCTATCAATTGCATAACAGACTGCTGCGGTATCACCTATCATCGCTGGGTCAAGACCACAGATATAGGTAAAGCCATTTAAATCTCTTGGGTGTCCAGGATGACCTGCGGTTAACCTACCCGACTTACGCATACCATCTATAGATCCACGAACACAGACTGGGTCAAAGGCCGCATCATCTGAAATATCTTGTTGCTGATAAATCAAAGCCCAGGTTGAAGCATCCATAGATTGGCGTTCGTTATATAGGTTACGCCCATTCCATCTTGGATAAAGATTAGTTACTGGATCCTTCTCTTCTTCCTTCTGACCATCAAAGGGTTGATCGGAGGCAGGCCATAAGGTTTCCCACTTATCGGGATTATCATCTACTGTAAGTAGAGCTGGCATTGCTAGGTAGGACCAAGGTACTAGGCCACCAGGATATCTATCGTTGTTGCGTAGTTCTTTGTATAGATCAACTGATGCTACACGGGTACCAATAATAATTAACTTACCAGTAGGGTTAAGACGAGATCTTACATCTTGGGTTAACCACTTGATCTGTCGTTCAAAGTCATTAGCATTAGATAGAGTTACAGCATCGTCTACTATAATCATATCTGCTCTTTTACCGTAGATCTGACCGCCAATACCAACTGCTTCTATATTGGGATCCTTCTCACCAGATTCACGCAATTCATCACCGAAGGTAACGCGAGTTGCTTGCCAGGAGGCGCTCTTAGATTTAAAGCCGATACCGGCAGCGTAAGCTGACTGTAGGGCCTCATACTGCGGATGGGTAAGTCTTTGCTTTATAGCGTATAAAAAGTCTGCCGCTAGGCGTTGGGTCTGGGAAACTATAAGTACTCTAAAGTTTGGGTTCTTACAGACCTGCCAGGTGACGTAGTCAATTGTAATAGTCATTGACTTGGCGTGGTTGGGCGGAATGTTTAGAAGTATGCGGTTATTAGCTAATCCCTTTTCATACTTCATAGAGGGGTGCAACCAAGAAGGCTCACCAACCTCAATCATATCTACTAAATTTTGTTGATGGGGGAAGGTCTTATTATGTAAGAAACGATCCCTGAACTGGGCGAAGGTAATCTCATTTATATCACCTAGTGCGAAGTTTTTATCCTTTAGACCTAGCCTAGTTCTATCTACCTTGTCCGCAAATATCTTATCTGTCCTGCGGTAGTACTCATAAGTCTTAATAGATTTTCCGGCGGAGGCACAAGCCTGCTCTATAGTCATAGATTCAGCTACGGAGTTTAGAATAATTCGCTTGGCGATATCTGCTGAGTTCTCAGCCATTTAACTCCCTGTGTATAAAGCTGTGGATAAGTCCCGTAATTGAAATTTATAATTTAGCTACCGGAGGGGAAAATATGTACCGGAGGAAATATTAGTTTACACCTGCCGCGTAGTGTGTGTGTGTTCGGGTCGCTTGTGCTCCCGAACGAGCCTAGAGCGAAGTGAGGGGTAAAACCTCGTCTCGCCCTTAGGGGTCTCGCCGAGGCAACCGCCGAGGCGGTGTAGGTCGTAAAACTAATAA